GATTCATCGACTGACGCCAGCCGCGCTCGCGCTTACGGTTTTTATGGCACTCGCTCCATGCTGGGCCAGAACGCTGGTGGCAATCTGCTCTACGTCATTAGTCAGGGCACTCCGAATCAATGACCATCATCCTCCCCAGCGCCCCGATCCCGCTTGAGAAAAGCGAAAAAGACGATGTGAAAATCGTCATTGCTCGCTTCACTCGCGCAACGCAGCTCAAGCAGCCGTGGCTCTCCATGTTTGAGGAGTGCTACGAATACGCGCTGCCGGGGAAGGAAAGCGTCTTCCTTCAGGCAAACGCCCAGCGCCGCACCAACAAAATCTTTGACGAGACGGCTGTCGTCGGCGTCCAAGAATTTGCAAGCCGTCTTCAGGCTGGCATCTGCCCGAACTATGCCCGCTGGATCGAACTTGAAGGCGGCTCCGAAATCGAAGCCAAGGATCGCGCCGAGGTCAATGCTGCGCTTCAGGGCGTGACCGAATACGTCTTTGATGTCATCAACAGCTCGAACTTTGCACAGGAAGTTGCAGAGTCATTCCTTGATCTGGCGGTTGGCACCGGCACTCTTCACGTTGATGAGGGCGATGATGTTCTCCATCCAATCCGCTGCACAGCGCTTCCGCTCGCGCAGGTCTACATTGATGTTGGTCCTGACGATTCGGTGGACTATGTGGCGCGTGAGCGCAAGCTTCGCATTTCGCAAATTCGTCAACGCTATCCGAAAGCTCGTCTGACCAAGACGCTTGCCGACCAGCTCGACAAGGGCGAGGACGGCTTTGTTGATTTGCTTGAAGTCGCAATGCGCGACTGGGATGAGCCGGACGAAACATGGTGCTTCTACCTGATTGACCGCGCCAACAAAGAAGCGCTGCTGGATCAGGACTATGTTGGCATTGGTTCCAACCCGTTCATCGTGTTCCGCTGGGCCAAGATGGCTGGCGAAGCATGGGGCCGTGGCCCGCTGCTTCATGCCATGCCCGCCGTTAAGACCTGCAATCTCACCGTCGAGCTGATCCTTGAGAATGCCGAAATGGCAATCTCAGGCATCTACACGGCGGAAGATGATGGCGTGGTGAACGTCGACAACATTGAGCTGCTGCCCGGAACCATTATCCCAATTGCCCCCGGCAGTCAGATGCGCGCTTTGAACAGCGCGGGCAACTTCGATGTTGCGCAGCTGATCCTTGGAGACATGCGCGCCAACATTAAACGCGCTCTCTACAACGACATGCTGGGCAATCCCGACAAAACGCCCATGTCCGCCACGGAAGTCTCGACCCGCATGGCAGACCTGTCGCGTCAGATTGGCAGCGCCTTTGGCCGTCTTCAGACCGAATTGATTGAGCCGTTTATCCGGCGCGTCATTTGGATTTTGAAGAAGCAGGGCCGCATCAAACTCCCGACGGTCAACGGTCGTCAGGTCCGCATCCGTGCTACGTCTCCTCTCGCGCAAGCACAGAAGCATCAGGACGTGACGACCGTTGCCGGATACGTCCAGACCATCGGCCAGATGTTTGGACCGCAGATGACCAACGTCCTCGTCAAGAGCGAGGAAGCTGCTGCCTACATGGGCGAAAAGCTGGGCATCCCGCAGAAACTCCTGCGCTCCGAACAGGAACGCGCGCAGCTTGTGCAGATGCTACAGGGCGCAATGGCGCAGCAGAATCCAAACCCCAACATGCAGCAGGAACCCCCACCTAATGCCGCAAGTGCCAGCCCGACCGGGGCCTGATGGAGTTGTCCGACCGGTTGCAGAGGAAGAGCGCCTGAACAGCCTCTTCCATGCAGTCTTTGCACATCCCGCTGGAATGGAGGTGCTGAAGCATCTTCGGCGGATCACTATTGAAACAGCGGGTGGACCGCTGATCTCAAGCGACGAGTTGCGCCACCGTGAGGGCCAGCGCTTCCTTGTCTATCTAATTCAGGCCCGCATCAACCTTGCTGAGAACCCCCCCAATGAGCATGATCCAGCAGCAGCAAAGCGCACCCGCCGCGTCCGACGCCAACGCAGCGAACTCTACGACGACCCCGAACCCGACTTCTAATACGCCGCCGCAGACCAACGAGCCGCCGAAAGACGGCCCGAAAGGCGCAATCAACAACCAGATCACCGATGCGGTGACGCAGGTTGGCGACCGTCCGGCTTGGCTTCCTGAAAAATTCAAGTCGCCGGAAGACCTTGCCAAGTCCTATGGCGAGCTGGAAAGCTGGCGCGGCAAGAAGGAAGAAGAGCTTACGGCTTCGCTGCTTAAGGACCGTCCTGAAGCTGCGGACAAATATGAGCTGCCCAAGTTTGAAAACTCAAATGTCGATCACGAAGCTCTGGCTGCACACCCGTTGGTCGGCTGGTGGCGCGATCAGGCATACAAGCGCGGCTTGTCCAATGAGGAAGAGGTGAAAAAGCTGGGCGAAAACGCCACGGCTCGCCTTGAGCGCGTCAACGCTTGGGTCGGCGCAACTTTTACGGACCCGGAAGAATACTCGGCCATCCAGCAGATCGGCGCGACGGCGGCTGGCATTAAGGCGCTTGAACGCGCCATGAAGGCGGCTGGCGGTTCGGTGGATGTGAATACCGGGGACGCTGGTCGCGGCCCGGAGGACAACGAAGCTGACATCCGTGCTCTCATGGACAGCAAGGCATATTGGCATCCTGCCGACCGTGATCCCAAGGTCGTGCAGCGCGTTGAAGCCTTCTTTGCCAAGAAGTATCGCGGATGAAAATTCGCGCTTACGAACAGCGCGATTTTCCAGACCTGCTTTTGTTGGGCGCGGACATGCACTCGGAAAGCGACTTTGCTCCTTTCCAGTTCAGTCCCGCCCACGTTCGGCAGCTTGAACAGATCGTGCTGACATCCTCTGATCGTTTTTGCTTTGTCGCGGAAACGGACGAGGGGATTGCCGGGACATTTGTGGGCGGCGTGTCCGAGTTCTTTTTTGGACCGGACAAGTTTGGTTTCGACTATCTGCTCTACATCCGACCCAAGTGGCGGGGATCATCCGCCGCTTATCGTCTCATGCTGGCGGCAATGACCTTCTGCCGAAACGCTGGGGCCAAGCAATTGCGCTTTGGTGTTTCGACAGGGATTAATCCAGAGGATGCAGACCGCTTCTATCGGAAGCTCGGCTTCCGTCAGGCGGGCCTTCTCTACACTCGGATGTTGTAACGTGTGCATTGTTGCTGCTGGGCTTGCAAGGCCATCTCAAGCCAGCAAGGCCCGCACTGCGTCTTGGAACCCGCGAGGACAATTCCGATAAGACTGCGACCGGCGGACAACCTTCGTGAACCCAATGGAACACCAAGGGAATCTCACCCATGTCTCAGTCTATTGACCAGGCCTTCGTCAAACAGTTTGAAAGCGAAGTCCATCTTGCCTATCAGCGCATGGGCACCAAGATGCGCAACACCGTCCGTGCCAAGTCCAACATTCAGGGCAAGGACACGACCTTCCAGATCATCGGCAAGGGCACGGCTTCTCAGAAGTCGCGTCATGGCATGGTCCCCACGATGTCGCTGACGCACACCAACGTCACCTGCTCGCTGGCCGACTACTACGCCGCTGACTACGTTGACAAGCTCGACGAGCTGAAGATTCAGCACGACGAACGCGGCGCTGTCGTCGCTTCGGCTGCTGGCGCGCTCGGTCGTAAGACCGACGATCTGCTCATCTCGGCTGCTTCCGCCACGACCAACACGGTCACGGAAGGTTCGACGGGCCGTCTGACGCAGGCCAAGATCAATCAGGTCTTCAATGCGTTTGGCAACACCGACATCCCGGATGACGGCGAACGCTACTGGGTCATTGGCCCGGCTCAGTGGACCGATCTTCTCGGCGTTGTTGCGTTCTCGGATGCCGACTACGTTGGCTACGACGAGCTTCCCTACAAGGGCGGCATGATCGCAAAGCGTTGGATGGGCTTCATGTGGTATACCCACTCGGGCCTTGCCAAGCCTTCGACCGTTCGTTCCACCTATGCTTATCACCGCACTGCTCTCGGCTTCGCGTCGGGTCAGGAAGTGACGACGCAGTGGGATTGGATCCCGGAGAAGGCGGCGTATTTCTACAACGCCTCCATGAGCCAAGGTTCGGTCCTGATCGACTCGAACGGCGTGTATCGCGTGGAAGCCTACGAGTAATCGTAGGCAACCACCTCAACTGAAACAGAGGATCAGGAACAATGGCTCTCGACTCTACCAAGCTTGTGAAGATGGCTGGCGCGTCCAAGCAGGTCTTCACTTATGAAACGGCTGATGCCATCGGCACTGTCACGGGTTCCGGCTATTTCAACGCCGTGACCGACTGGCTCCGCCAGTTTGACGTCATCATGGTGATTGCAAGCACGGGTGGCACCCCGACGTTTGACAACATCTTTGTGACTTCGGCCACGGGTGCGGCCACGGTTACGAC